GTAACAGGAAGCCAGTACAACGCTAAAAGAAATACAAGCACAATGAACTATCAGAAAACCTTAAGAAAGCTTGATGGCAGGGAAGTGCCCGACCTGTGGAGTCCTAACCATAGAACCACAAGGAATTTCTTTGCATATTTCACCACACAACAGAATCAGTTTCTGCTTGCCAATGGTGTTACATGGGGCGACGACAGCACAGGAGAGAAACTTGGCAAGGATTTTGACACACAGTTGCAGAGAGCTGGCAAGATGGCGCTTGTGCAGGGAGAGTCATTTGGCTTTTTCAATCTTGATCATGTGGACGTATTCGGATTAACAGAGTATGCACCCCTTTACGATGAAGAGAACGGAGCTTTAAGAGCTGGCGTTAGATTTTGGCAGGTAGATGCCTCAAAGCCTTTAAGAGCAACATTCTACGAAGAGGACGGATATACAAACTACATATGGAATGAGAGGCAGGATATAGCCAAGGAAGAACAGCAGGGCAGAATCCTAAAGGAAAAGACACCTTATATTCTTAAGCTCAGAACTACAGAGGCAGACGGTACGGAGATATACGATGGGGAGAATTACCCTGCATTCCCGATCGTTCCTTTATGGGCTAATGAAGAGAAGCAGAGCGAGCTTGTAGGCATACAGGAACAGATAGACGCTTACGACCTTATCAAGAACGGATTCCTTAACGACCTTGATACAGCACAGATATACTGGATTCTCAAAGGCGCTGGCGGCATGGATGACACAGACCTTGTAAGATTCCTTGAAAGGATACACGCCACAAAGATGGCATCTCTTGATGATGACCAGAGCGCTGAGCCTGTAACAGTACAGATTCCTTATGATGCAAGGGAGAAGCTGTTAGACAGGCTTGAGAGTGATTTGTTTAAGGATTACATGGCGCTTAACGTGGAGGACATAAAAGGCGGTGCTGTAACCGCAACGCAGATTGAGGCGGCATATGAGCCCCTTAACTCTAAAGCTGACCAGTATGAATATCAAGTAATCAAGTTTATCGAAGGTATCTTAAAGGTGGCTGGGATAGATGACGAGCCCTCATTTACAAGGTCAAAGCTTGTAAACGTGAATGAGGAGGTAACAACCGTGCTGGAAGCATCACAGGTGCTTGATGCCGAGTACGTGACAGAAAAGGTACTGACTCTATTGGGAGACGGTGATAAGGCTGATGAGATAATTGAGCGCATGAATGCTGACGAGCTCGAAATGGGCGGAAATCTTGAAGAAGATAGTACAGATGATGCTATAAGCATGTTGGAAAGTTTGCTGGAGGAAATCTGATATGGCTTATGATGCGGCAAAGGCACATGAATACTATATAAAGTACAGGAAAAAAGGGCTTAAAAAGAAAAGGACTGCCAAACAAAAAGAGAAGATAGCGAAGGATAACATTGAGAGGTCAACAAAGCCCACAAAGACCTCTACTCCTTTGAATAATGGAATCAATAAGGGCGAGGTAAAGCCGACCGAAAAGGCAAAGGAAGCATATAACCCCACAGACCTTGCACAAAAAAAGCAGAAACTACAGGGGCAGATAGACACCCTAAAGAAGAAGCTTGACGGTATGAGCGAGGATGAAAAGGCACAGGTGAGGCTTGAACTAAAGGATAAGATAAACGAGCTCAAGAGGAAGCTTAACAGGAATAATACCGTATTAAACCAGTTTAAAGGATAAACCATGGACGCAGGGCAGAGACAAACTGAGGCTTTAGTAAAGCAGATGGAAAACCGCATAAGGCAGGAATATGCACAAGCCGAGAGGGAGATATCTGAAAAGCTTGAGGACTATTGGCGCAGGCATGAGCTGAAAGACCAAAAGTGGCAGGAATGGGTGGCAGATGGCAAAAAGACACAGGCTGAGTATGATGCATGGAAAACACAACAGTTAGCTGTCGGCAGAAAGTGGGAGGCTCAGAAGAACGAGATTGCGCAAGAACTAAGCCATGCAAGAGAGAATGCAAGGGCAATTGTGAACCATACCACACCCGAGATATACGCAGGAAATCATAATTTCGCCACTTATCAGATAGAGCATGATGCAAAAATAGATACATCCTACACCTTGTACAACAGGGAAGCGGTAGAACGGCTTATGAGGGATAATCCCGAGGTACTACCGCCAGCTGGAAAGAAAGTCTCACAGGCTATTGCAGAGGGCAAGGCTGTTGCATGGGATAAGCAAAAGCTTCAATCTGTAATGATACAGGGTATATTACAAGGCGATTCTATCCCTCATCTTGCTGAGCGGCTTGCGAGGACGGTAGGCGACAGCGACATGAAAGCATCTATCCGTAATGCCAGGACCATGGCAACAAGGGCACAGAACGCGGGCAGGGTTGATGCGTACAAGAGAGCGCAGGATAAGGGGGTGGAACTTGAGCAGATGTGGCTTGCCACTATGGATAACAGAACACGACACAGCCATAGATATCTTGATGGGGAGACCCGACCTCTGGGTGAGGCTTTTTCTAACGGCTGTGAGTACCCCGCAGACCCGAAAGGAGACCCCGCCGAAATATACAATTGCCGATGTTCCCTTAGAGGGGTGGTTAAAGGATTAGACAGAAAATCGGGGCAGTTTAGGGATGATTCAGCTGTGGGCGGTATGTCCTATGATGAGTGGCGTGATGCAAAGCCCGAGTACAGGAACATCTTAAGCCAAAAGGAAAAAGGTGAGGCTATTAAGCGAAGTTATATAAGGGAATATCGAAAAAAATAGCGCAAAAAGGGTACCCCATGATATAATATATAAACAAGGGGGTACGCCATGAAAAATATAAATAGAGTAAACAACTTAATAGGAAATAAGTATGGAAGATTAACAGTAATAGGGTTGGACGAATCAAAACAAACCCGAAAGACATTTTGGATATGTGAATGTGAGTGTGGAAATGTTGTTTCGATACGGTCTGACAGGCTTATAAGTGGCAACACGCATTCATGTGGATGCTATAAGCGTGAATCCGACAGGCGCAACGTGCAAAATGTACCAGCATACAAGAAATTTAAAGAGCAAGGTATAAAAGTGGGCGGTACAAGGTTATATGGAATATGGCAAAACATGAAAGCTAGATGCTATAACAAAAATAATGCGAGATATTCAAGTTATGGCGGAAGAGGCATAAAAGTATGTGAAGAATGGCTAAATGACTATATGGCATTTTATAAATGGGCTATGGAAAGTGGATATGAGGATAATTTAACCATAGACAGAATAAATGTTAACGGTAATTATGCGCCTAATAATTGCAGATGGGCAACCAATGTCCAACAATCATGCAATAGAAGAACCAATATTTTTATAACAATAGGAAACACTACAAAAAGTCTAAAAGAATGGTGTGATATATTCGAACTGCCTTATATGACAGTTAATGCAAGATACAAAAGAAATGAAAATATAACCCTTGATGAATTATTCAAATCATAAGGGAAAATGAAAGGGGGTGGTAATAAATGGATAGCGTAAATATTAACGACCATTCAAGCGAATATATGGGAGCTTTGGACGATGCCTTATCTGTAGCACTGGAAACGATAGGATTACATGTCGAGGGAGAAGCCAAGGAAGAATTAGAAAACACTCCTAGGCGTATTGACACTGGAAATCTGCGTAACAGCATCAACTATCAAGTAGCTGATTCTGAAAAGGCGGTATATATTGGCACGAATGTAGAATATGCTGTCTATGTTTAGTGCACGAGGGCACGTCAAGGATGGAAGCAAACAGATTCTTAACAAATGCCGTTGACCGCAACCGAGACCAGATAAACAGTTATCTGAAAGATGCTTTAAGCTAACTTAGTAGTTATTAGGGAGATAAAAGGCTATTCTAGTAGTTTTTAGGGTTGTATTTTTTAATACCCATTGTTATTATATTAGTAGGATATTCACATATCCCCCTCATAAGGAAAGACAAGTAAATAGATGTGGAAAACGTCCAGCTAACGCGGTAATGCCGAATCATTACCTTACACACAAAAAGCCCTATTCGGAGAGCTATCCCTTCGAGTGGGGCTTTTTTACTTGTTTTAAGAGAATTACTGCATGGATTCTACATAAGGCTATGGGAAGAAAAACATGCAGAGTTGCCAGCGCCTAATCGCTGGGGCGGTGGTGTTTTCTAGCCGTTTACGCCACCGCAAACGGGATACAAGCCCCGACACACTGAGGGCTAAAAATAAATTTCTAATCGCAACACATCGCGACCGACACAAAGGAGAAAGAGAATGAGTTTAACGCACAAGGCACTAAGCGCAATGGGAATCGAACCCGAAAAAATCGAGCAGATACTTGAGATGCACCGAGAGACCATTGATTCTATCAAAGCTGATAAAGACAAGGCTGTGGAAGAATCAAAAAAGTACAAAGCTGATGCTGACAGGCTTGCAGAAGTCGAAAAGGAATTAAAAGACTATAAAGTCAAAGAAAGCCAGCCCGATGCCTTTAAGGAAAAATACGAGAAGATCAAGAAAGAGTATGAAACCTATAAGGGCGAGATAACAGCCAAGGAAACCAAAGAGGCAAAGAGTAAAGCCTACAGGGATATTCTTAAGGACATAGGCGTATCTGAGAAGCGTCATGATGCCATTTTAAAGATTGCAGACCTTGACTCATTTGAACTTGATGAGAACGGAGCAATCAAGGATGCTGAAAAACTCAAAGCCAGCGCGAAGAATGAATGGTCTGAATTTATTGTAAGCGAGGGCAAAGCAGGGGCAAAGACCCCGACACCGCCGAGCAATACAGGCGGAAGCACAATGACTAAACAGCAGATAATGGATATTAAAGACCCCGTCGCCAGACATAAGGCAATGGCGGAGAACATGGAAATGTTCGGAATTGGAAAGGAGTAGAAATGGGAGCAGAAGAGAATCTTATTAAAGCGGCAGATATGAAGAAGATTCGTGAGGTTGATTTTGTACAGCAGTTTACACATCAGAGCCTCAACAAGCTTTTGGAAGTGCTGGGAGTAACAAGAAAGATTCCCATGATGGAAGGAACAACGATGTATTACTACACCGTAACAGGAACTCTTGAGAACGGTAACGTAGCAGAGGGCGATGTAATACCGCTTTCCCACTACGAAGTAACCAAGACACCTGTAGGCGAGATCACACTTAAGAAATGGCGTAAGGCTGTATCAGCTGAGGCTATCAAGAAGTCTGGCTATGAAGCCGCTGTAACAGAGACAGATGCAAAGCTTCTTAAGGACGTACAGGCAGGAGTAAGAACAGATTTCTTTAGCCTTGTAAACGGAACAATAACAGGTTCTACAGCTGTTACAGGCAGTGGATTGCAGGCGGCTCTTGCGGCGGCTTGGGGACAGTTGCAGGTTAAGTTTGAGGATGACACCGCAGAGGCTGTTTACTTTGTAAATCCTCTTGATATCGCTGACTACCTTGCAAGCGCAAACATTACTGTTCAGACAGCTTTTGGCATGAACTATATCGAGGACTTCCTTGGTCTTGGTACAGTGATCATGAGCTCAAGAATCACACAGGGTACATTCCTTGCAACAGCAAAGGAAAACCTCATCCTGTATTACCTCACAATGAATGGTGATGTAGCTAACGCATTTGACCTTACAGCTGATGAGCTTGGACTTATCGGTATTAAGTCTGGTTATCAGAACGAAGAGAGAGCACAGATTGAGTCCCTTGTAATGAGTGGCATACAGCTCTTTGTAGAGTATGCCGCTGGCGTAGTAAAGGGCGAAATTACAGGAGCTTGATATGTATAAGGTAATTAAATTCTTTACCGATTTACAGGATAAAAACCACGCCTACAAAGTGGGGGATACATTCCCCCGCGATGGCGTTGAGGTAAGCCTTAAAAGGCTTAAAGAGCTTTCTAGTGCGAATAATAAAAGAGGAGTCCCACTTATTGAGGAAATAAAGGAGGAGCCTTTTATGAATCCACCCGAAGAGCCTAAGCCTAAAAGGGCAAGAAAGAAAGGATGACGCAATGCTGACAGAACTGTGTGGGTATTTGAAGAACTGGTTTGAAAAGGAGAAATGCTATGGTGATTTCGTAATTACCAATGGGCAGATAACCTTTGCTGACGGAACGGAGTTACCTTTGCAGGATGGTCAGCATTTTCGCGTTATAGGCAGTGTTTTTAATGATGGAGTTTATTGCCATACGGGGGAGCAAGACTCCCCCACCCTCCTTCGTGACGAAGCGTTTAAAGGCTCTGTATGGTGCTTAGCCATCCCACCCGATGTTTTAACCCTTGAGAGTGAAATAAGCGCTTGGAGGGCGAAATATGAAGGAATAGACAGCCCTGTAATGTCACCATACACCTCAGAGTCATTCGGTGGGTACTCCTACAGTAAAACGAGTGGGAATACTGCAAATGGAGACAATGGGGGAAGCTGGCAAAGTGTATTTGGAAACAGATTAGCAAGGTACAGGAAGATATAATATGTCACTTTTACTGGATGCGTTTGAAAACTGCATAATGATGGATAAAACCACAACCTCAGATGGGCGTGGAGGTTTTATTACATCATGGACGGACGGGGCTGAGTTTGATGCCGCTATTGTGTTTGATTCATCAATGCAAGCAAGGGCGGCAGAGGCGGCTGGTGTGAAATCTCTTTACACGATCACCACAGCCAAGAACGTCAATCTTCAATATCACGATGTGTTCAGAAGATTATCTGATGGAAAGATATTTCGGGTAACATCTGATGGAGATGATAAGAAAACCCCGCCAAGCGCAACTATTAACATGAGACAGGTAACCGCAGAAGAGTTTGTACCAGCGGAGTAAGTTATGGATAAATGGCAAGCACAGCATGATTTCTGGAACTCCTTTGGGGTCAGTGCATATGATGAGCACAGCGTACCCGAAGATGCGGGATTCCCTAGGATAACATACGAAGCGGCGATGAGTACCTTTGAAAATCTTGTATCAATAACTGCTTCAATATGGACGAGAACAAGCTCATGGGCTACAGCTGATACACTGGCAAATCAGATAGAACAGTATATAAAAGCCATGGGATGCCCCGAGATTGAGGGCGGAAGGTATCGTGTATTCATAGGCGATACAACCTTTGCACAGCGTATGGACGACCCCGAGGATGACCAGATAAAGCGGATTCTATTAAATGTAAACTTTGAGTTTATGACTAAATAAAGGAGAGAGAAAATGGGCAGATTTACAGTTATTGCTAATGATGCGTTTGATGCATTGCAGGTTGATGCGGGCGTACTTCTTACAAACTTTGACCCTGCAAACCCGTATCAGACACCTGCAAGCGAAGATATTCTTGCAACTACTACAGGCGGCGTTAACCCTACCTGTGTTCCTACATTCTCAGATTATGGCGAGGATGTTGATAATGTACCTAACAACATGATGGAGTTTAAGCACCTTGACGGCTGGGAAGCGGCTATGGCATTTTCTTCAATCAAGTTTAATGCGGCTAATACAAAGTGGGCACTCGGCGCGGCAGATACAGAGCTTCTTGACAATGGTGTAACCAAGATCAAGCCCCGCAGGGATGTTCAGCTTTCAGATTTTAAAGACCTTTGGTGGGTAGGCGACAAGGCAAACGGCGGAGCATATGCTATCAAGCTTCTCAATGCACTTTCCACAGGTGGTCTTAATATCCAGTCAACCAAGAATGGCAAGGGCACAAATCAGATTACAGTAACAGGTCATGTATCCATTGATGCGCAGGATGTAATGCCTATGGAGATATACGACATTCCTTCTGAGACACCTGTAATCGTTCCCGATATCCTGCTTAACAAGGCAAATATCACGCTTGCAGAGGGTGAGACAGATACTATCACAGCTACCACATCACCTGTAGGACAGGCAGTAACATGGGCGTCAAGCGATGATACTGTTGCATCTGTAGCAAACGGCGTTGTAACCGCAGAGAGCGAAGGAAGCGCAGTTATCACAGCAACAATGACCTATGATGGCAAGACCTACACAGATTCCTGCAACGTAACAGTAACAGAGTAAGGAGTATAAATGAGCGAATTAAAGACATTAGCGACATGTAAACCCTCGGAATTTCTGAGACAGACAAACCGTGTCAAAAAGTCAGTCGAAAAGTGGCTGACTGACACGGACATACTCAATATCAGAAACAGGATGCCCGTGCTTGAGATAACCCCACAGGATGCATCGAAAGAAGAGAGACAGGCGATATACGACAGGAATAAAAAGGTGGCGACAGAACAGGCAAAGAAAAACATTTCAGCCATGCTTGATGCTATCCTTGATGAACACCCCGAGGAGACGCTGGAAGTATTAGCGCTTTGCTGTTTTGTGGAACCCGAGAATGCAGACGACCACACTGTGGGTGAATACCTAACTGCTTTCAATTCGCTCATAAACGATAAGGCGGTGATTGATTTTTTTACCTCATTGGCATCGCTGGCGCAGATGAATACTTTAAATGCATCGAAAGCATAAATCTTGAATTGTTAGAACTGTTTGGGCGGGGGTATGTAATTGAGCATT